CAACCAGGTAAATCACAACTTGGTGAGAAACAATCTGCTCAAGTTGAAGATGATCTTTTACAAAGATTAATTCTTGCTGAAGCAAGAGGTGAAGGTGAACTTGGTATGGCTCTTGTTGCAAGATCTGTTCTTAATAGAAGAGAACTTATTAAGTTGGGTGGTAATCCAGGTTTATTTGGTGCTAAAGGTCATACTCTTACAGATATTATTAATGCACGTAATCAATATCAACCAGTAAGAAGTGGTTCTATTGATGGAAACTGGTCTGCAGCACAGAGAATAAGTGCTCAGAAAGCAATTGCATTAGCAAAGTCTACTAATGCATTGAGAGATAGGTTAAGAGCTGCAGGATATGATGAGGGTACTATTAATAAATTGATAGGTTCTACTGGATTTAGAGGAACGAGTTCTTTTGAAGATGCATCTCAGAATATTAATCCTACTAAGGTTGGTAATCATATCTTTAATATGGCAGGTAATGAAAGTGGATTAGACTTAATGCGAGAGACAAGGGGTCATAGGATGGGTGATTCCACTAGTGGAGGTTCTATCTATCGTGATAGGAGAGCATGGAGAAGAGGTGGAAGAAGAGGATTTTCAAATATAGGTGGCGGAGGTGTTCGTGGTATAGGTGGAGGAAGTGGAGGAATGACAGGTCCAATGCCTGGTTTTAGTGGTACTTCTTCATCTCGTGGTGAAGGTGCTAATGATATTAAGAAGCAATCGGAAGAAAGGAATAGAGCTAGACGTGAGATGAATAGAAAGACATTAGAAATTGTACAACAAGCATTAGCTGCAGTTGAAAAGCAAAATGCAGGTAGTCGGCAATGGGTATCACAAGCAAATGCTATAGCTCAACAAGTATTAGGTTCAGCAAATACTCCTACTGTTATTGGCGGTGGAGGAGGACGTGGAGGTGGTCCATTCACTAGCGGTAAAGCTAATAATATATTTGGTACTGCAGTTGGGATACTAAATTCCTTTAATAATCCATTGAAAGGTATCTTCCGATGAGTGATAAGCAAGGTACAATTGATCCAACCCAATTATCTGACGTTGAACTCACATTATCTTTTATTAGGCATGGAAAAGTTCTTAAAACTGATAATCAAGAGTATAACTGGGTTCAATTTTTAAAGGGTTTTGATATTATTGAGAGTATCACTGGTGCAGCAATGCAAGCACGGTTTATTTTGGAAGATGCTGGTGGTTTCTTTTATGACTTGTCAGGATCTGAATTGATTAGACTAACTGTCAAGTCACCTGTTGTTGATAGGACATATAATTTTAGAGCTTATGGGATACAGGATAGAGTTAGAACTCCTGAAAATACTGATGTTTTTATGATAAATGCAACATCTGATGAGTTTATTGCGAATGAGATCATTAATATCTTTGGTCATAGTGATGTTATTTTTAAGAAGGGTAGAAAGGCAGAAGATATTATTAAAACTTTAATGAAAGATAAGAAATATATTGGTTCACCAAAAAATATCTTTTTTGATAAGGGTGGTACTCTTAATAGTCATACATTTGTTTGTCCTAATTGGAGACCATTTGATTTAATCTATTGGATATCTCAACGTACTATTCGTAAATCACAGAAGGGTGGTACATTACAAAATGGTTTTGCGTTTTATGAGAACTCAATGGGATACCATTTTAAATCAATTGATGGTATGGTTGATGATGCTAATAAACAGGGTAGGTCAGTAAAAAATGAATCAGTAACAAATTTTAAATCTCTAACTGGGACTAATTGGGATGCTGCAAAGGTAAAAACATACAAATATAAGTATGTACCCAAGAGTATGGGTAATGAAGAACAAGATAGATGGGGTATTGAGGGGATGACTTTCCCTGATGATAAGAGTTTTCTTATGGGATTAAGACATGGTTCTTGGTCTGGATATAGTATAGGATTTGATCCTACTACATTGGGTAATTCTAAGATGGGTGCTGATGAGAGTAAGGATATATCTAATGATACCTATAGATATAATCTTGCTGTTATGTGGAAGAAGATGTCACATATAGGTGGATCTAGTAAACATGTCAATCCTCAAATACTGATGGATAATGGTATTAAGAAGATGATAAATTATCCTAAAAGAGTACGGTATACAGCATTACCTAATCAAGTATTTGATCCTAAGTTTAAAAAGAATCCTCAAAAGAATTATGAACAGTTGGTAGAACTACAGGCATATCAATGGATGCGTATAGAATCTATTAAGGCTATTAAATTACAAATTAGAATTCCTGGTAATCTTGATTTACATGCAGGATGTGCTATTGATATTGAGATGCCAGCAACATATAAAGTGGGTGAATCAATACCAGTTGACAAAAAGTACAGTGGACGCTATATTATAGCTGCAGTTACCCATGAATGTACTGGACTTACTTTGAAAACTACTTTGCTCTTGATGAAAGATTCAATACACAGCACGACAAAAGTTTTCGAGCCAGATAAATAATAGGGTATAGTTGGTATACACTTATGACAACAATAGAAGCACATATTGAGCACGATAAAGAGCTCCTTGATGATCCAACTCTCAATCCTGCTGCCAGAAGGCACTATAAGGAAGAGTTGCATGATCTAATTGAATATGAAGAACATCATCATGACGAGATCGTAGCAGGTGACCATCATGATCCTAATTGTTTAGAACTATTCTGTGATCAGCATCCAGAGGAACCTGAATGTAAAATATTTGATGAATAAAATGTATGTTAGATTATGTTAATCCTACTCCCTATCTTTTTAAAGGGAAGTACGATTTTAAATTTGAAAAGAATAAGCAAAAGATATTTGACAATTTAGTTCTAGCAAAGGATGTCTCTAAGCATTATAATGTAGAGCAACCTTTGATGAGAGGGGACGCATTAACCAGTGTAGTCCTTATGGGAACGCAGTATCAACCTCCACATACTTGGCCAGAGTTCCGAGATTTTGTGGAGGGTTGGTTGCCGTCTCGTATTGGAGAAATATGGGAAACTTGGAGATTAGAATCAAGAGTTAATAATTATATTTCAGAATCATGGTTGAATGTACATCCTAAAGGAGGATGGACTGCAGAGCACTGTCATAACCGTGCTATTATTGCTGTATCATGCTATTTAAATGTACCACCTAATAGTGGTAATTTAGTAGTAGAAAATCCAATGCAAATATACAAGTGTGCTGAACCTATGCATGCTAATTATGATAGTCTTGGATTAAAATGGCATACAGTTGACGTAGAGACTAATGATGTGCTATTATTCCCTGGATGGTTAAGACATAAGACAGAGATAAATCAATCTGATGAAGAGAGATATATAATGTCAATTAACGTCATGTATGATTTTAAAGAACGAGTGAGTCAAATGGTATGAATCCAGAGTTTCAAGCATTTCTCTTAGGTACTTGGAGTAATAAATCTCAGGCACAGTCTAATCCTACTGGGTTTAGGCAGGTAACTCTTCATTGGACAAGAAAGATTGGAAGAGGACAAGGATATTTTCATGGTGCTTATCATTATAGGAATGAACCTGATCCATACCTAGAAGTAAGAAAGAAACTGATAATGAATTCAGAAACCGAAGTAGTTCTTGAACATTTTGGTGGAACTTATAGTAATTGGAAAAGAGTTCCTGCATGTGATATGACACTGAAATGGGATGGTAGTAAATGGTATGGTGAATTTGATACAGGATCAATCACAGCAGAACTTCATCTTTATGGTAATAAATTATTCACTAAGGATAAGTCTGTAGATGAGGATGGCAAAGTTATTTGGGGTGATGATAAATTATATAAATTTGTCCGCCTCTGAGTTTTTCACTAAATATAAGATGAGGAAACTTTAAAAGAATATGGCATTTGAGACCATTGATGGTATTACCCAAGAACCTTTGGTAAATTTCGTTGGTAAAGACGGATTTTACTGGTGGGTTGGGGAAGTAGAAGATAATGAAGATCCCATGGCTTTGGGAAGGGTTAAATGTCGTGTGCTTGGATATTATACGAATGTTCGTGGTGGTACTACAGGAGATTTGCCTACAAAGCATTTACCTTGGGCTACCGTTTTACAGCATACATCACAACCTGGAAATGATAAGCAAGGAGAATCATCTGGTCAATTACAACCAGGTGCTATTGTCATGGGATTTTTCATGGATGGTGATAGTGCTCAAATGCCTATTGTTATAGGTGTTTTAAGAACAATTAAATCAGATAAGACTAAAAAGAAAAAAGTATTTGCATTTACTGGTAAAGAAATGGAACCAGGACTTGCACCTAACGTGGCAGCATTAAATCCGATGTTCCCCAATTCTTCACAAGCAACAGAAGAGAAAGAAGGGTATAGTAAGGATAAAAATACTAGCGTTAATATTCCTGGTGAAAAGGTCGATGGCACTAGGGAAGAACCTGGCTCAAAGCAAAATCCTAATAACTTAGAAACTAGCGGATCTGGAATTGGATCTGGAGCACCAAAGGTAACTGATAAACCAAGACCTGCTGCTAATGGTGTAGGTGGTCCTTGGAAAACTTTGGAATATCAGTTGCAATATCTGATGGAAGATCTTGGTGATACTGCTAGTACATTAGTTAAGGCAGAAGATGGGGATTTTCTTGATGTCATGACTGGTAAGTTAGTAACAGCGAAGAAACTTACGACCAAGTTGCAGAATTTCTTGGGAGCAGTATTTGCTCAAGTTATATCTGCAATGCGACAAGCATTGGCTAATCTCGCTGAATCACTAAAACTTGCTACTATCCTCGGAAGTAAGACTGGTGCTCCGATGGTTATTTTTGGTATCATTCAGTCAGCAGTGAAAGTAATATTATCTGCCCTGTGCGGTCTTGATAGTAATCTTACTAGTTTCATTGCAGATCCTATGGGCATGATAACAAGTGCTTTGAATGGTATGCTTGAGGGTCTTATTGACAGAGCACAGTTTGTTATGGACAGTGTTCAAAAGACTATTGATAGCATAGTATGTAATGTTCAGTCAATGATTGATAGTATTGCAGGTGTTGTTAGTAAGGTTACAAGCATTGTTGATGGTATTGGTAAAGCAAAGGAACTTATTGAAGCATGGAAAAAGGGATCTGGAATTTTTGCTGATGGATTTGACCTTATTAAGAACGGTAAAGCAAGCATAACTGGAATCATTAAACTTATTCTTGGTTTCATCGCTAGTGATTGTGGAAGAAAGGCAGATGGTGGTGAGGACACAGTTGGTTGGTATCCATTATTAGGTGTAACACATTGTACTCCAGAGGAATTGAAAGCAATTGAAGAAGTAAGAGGAAAAGGTCGAGGTACTTGTGGTGGAGATAGTGATACTGGTGGTTTATTTGATAGTATATTTAAAGAGGCAGATCCATATTTAACTGTTGCTACAACTTTCTTAGATGGTGCTTATGATTTGCATATAGGTAATCCTGGTAAGAGAGCAACTGAAAGTAAAAAAGCTAGTGGAAGTAAGCACTTATCAATCTGCATGAATAATCATGAGGCAGCATATAAGAAAGCAGCGGAGGCAATAAGACAGGCGGAAGAGAAGTCTGGTGTTAAGATGACAAAGGAAGAAAAGCAGGTAATATATGATCAAGCAATTAAGGTCAGTAATAAAACTAATCCTCCAAATAAAGGTGATAGAGGTTGTTTAGTTGCTGACCATTTAACTTGGGTAGGTAATCGTACCCAAGATATTGATGGTGATGATTGTTTAGATGTTGCAGGTGATCAGGTACATAATATTCATGGTGATTATCATTTAGATGTTACTGGTAATTGTCATATAACAGTTGGTGGTGGTTTCTTCTTTAATGCTCAGGGTGCTCCTAAGAGTGTTGATAAGAATGGTAATAAGGGAAGTGATAAGATACAGAAGCATACTATTGAATTTGGATCTGATGTTGATATTCTTTCAGCAGGTGCTAAGATAGGTATTCAAGGATCAGAACTTGATCTTGCTTCACTATCAACTAAGGTTAGTGGTAGTATTATGGAAGTTTCTTCAACTCAACAGTCATATGCTGGTGGAGAAATTTTAATATCTGGTGATAACTCCATTGATATGTTTACTACAAGTTTATATCAGGTAATTAACTTCCCTCAAACAGGACCAGCAGCATTAGCAGGTATTAGAACTATTTGTGCTGGATCTATTGAAACAGTTATGAAACCAGGCGGATCTGCAGCGGATGCTATTCCTAGATGGATTGTTGCTAACCCTGCTGGACCAATTTCTATGACTTCTGGTGCTACTGGTTACAATAATAATGTAATTGGTGGTGCATATAATGTTAATGCAGCAGGTGTTGTTAGTATCAATGCTGGTGGTGTAGCAAGTCTTATTGCTGGTGGTGCAATGAATTTAACAGCAGGTGCTGCTCTTAATGCTAAGGCAGCGACTATCTTTCTTAACTGATCTGTGCTATAATGCTATTGTCTACGGAGACC